TCCACAACAGAGATTGGCGGTTATTCGGAATGATTTAGCTTCAAGCTATTTCGCAAATCCTAGTGATATCACACAAAAGATTGGAGGGTCTGATGTGCCTTACAATGCTTTGGCTGTATCGGAAACGGGTGAATTTATGGCATTTAGCACTTACTATCGACGTGTGGATTACTTTAAAGCAGCAACTAGTTCTCAAAGAAATATTATTTTTGGCTCTAATGCATTTGGAATCAGTTACTATCACAATTTTTTCTATGTGCTCTATTCTCAAGGAGTAAATGGAATTAAGTTGAACAAATATGATATTGATGGAAATCTTGTTGCTACCAAAGATGATTCTCAGACAATTATCACTGTTGGAGACCATGGAAATGTCTCTAACTCAACGCAAATGACTTACGACGCGGCGGGCAATATTTTTGTGGTTATCACGTATGCCACAGATACACCTCGCCTTTACAAGATCACGACAGACCTCCAAGTGTTCCAATATAAGTTGCCAAATATCAGTTCAGTTGTTGATGCGGACATTTTAATGGATAATTTAGGCAACTTATTTTTGATTAGATACTCAGGTTCACTTAATTCAAATGGCCTAAATAATCTGGAAATATCAAAGTTTAAAAATGATTTGACTTTGGAGTGGTCAACCCTGGTTAAAGGCGCGGCGGTAACTAATGTCAGCATGGATTTGCGTGGCAATATTTATGTTAAGAATGGGTCGATGGTTGATGTCTATCAGCAAATTCAACAACTTTAGGAGGATAAATAATGACAGAACAAACAAACTTAATCACGGTTTACCGATCTCGTCCTTACCCGGGCGAGTTTTTTAGTGTCGCATATTTACAAGAGGGCACACCAGTTGCCTATCCCTTTACCACGACACCTGTCCCAGACGAGCTGCAAGACAAGCTTGTCCGGTTTGACTGGTCCACGAAGCAGTGGATTGATACTAGCGATGAAGCTTACTTGGCACAGTTGAACGCTTTGCAATCACAGAATACGGCCTTGACCAAGCAACTTGCAGCGGCACAATCTGCTGGCCTCAAGAACCAAGAAACAATCAAGGCACAGCAACAGCAGTTGATTGCTCTTACCAAGCAATTAGCGGCCTTGCATGTGACACCTGAACAACCGGCAGAAGACAATAAGGAGGAAGCATAATGGATTGGGTATTAGACTTTTACAACAAGGGCTTTAGCAAGACTGACTTACAACTTTACGTGCAAATCGGCTGGATCACCGCTGAACAATATGAGTCCACAGTGGGCGAGCCCTATAAGGCATAGGAGGTGCCAGCTATGACCGAAGAACGGTTTTTAGCCAATATAGACAAAAATAGAACATGGTTCTGGTCAGCCGTTGAGCTGCTAGGCTTGTCCTTTTATTTTGTCTGGGCTAACCAGTATTTTGAGTACCCACCACCAAAGCGAGACATCTTGTTGATGTTGGATAACTCAGAGAGCCTAATCATTGTTGCCGGCATTGCAGTGGCTGTGATTGTTTGGTCAATCTGGAATTTTGACAATCTTCACGCAAATCAGATTATGCCAGGTCTGCTGGTGAGCGCTCTGCTGGTGTACACGACGGCGTTTATCCTGCGAGATATCGACCTTGGCAATATCAGTTTGGCAACGATCTATTCAACAGGGCTAGTTTTGCGGGCCACGCATGAAGCACTTCGGGTTCCAGAGCTGAGGATGGTAAAGAAACGGATTAAGGCAATTGACGACAAAAGGTAGGGGGGCGGTGTCATTGTGTCAGACACAGTTTTAGTGACACTCATTTCCACGGCCGGCGGTATCCTTTTAGCGCTGGCTAAGGGTTTTAACGACCGCCGCTTGCTTAAACTCAAGAAGGAATTACATGATAAGGAGATAGATGAAGATGACGATGACAGCAAAACAGAATGAAGGTATGCCATCAACGCAGGTTATGCTGCGCGTGGCCGATATCTTGAATGAACGAGGCACTATCGATGATGTGGAACCCGCACTGCGGGGTGCCGTGGCACAGGAGCTGGGGTTTTACCTCAACCAGCGAAAAAATAGCCTTGAGGTTGTCAGCGAAGGAACGGCGGATGCTGATGAAACAGATCAAGCGGGAGGTGAAATGAATGGACCAATCAACGGTTAATACAATCACACAGGTTGTCATCATGATTATCGGTGGCGTCTTATCCTATTTAACACGCAATAAGGTGAAGATTGACGCACAAGTTAAAGACAACGATGCGGCCAAAGCTGCGCTAGATGTGGTTAATCGCACATCCCAGTTTATTGTCCATCAGCTTGAGACTGGAGACTTGGACAACAAACAAAAGCAGGCAAACGCGGTCAACACAATCAAGACCACATTGACGATGCTGGGGCTGCCAACGGTTCCAGAGAATGTGATTGCTGGAGCTGTGGAATCCGCTGTGAGTGCGATGCACTTGGCTTATGAGACGGCCAACACACCAGTTGCCATCAATTCTTCCATTACAGGCGCCGCAGATTTAGATGGCGCTTCCGTTGCGAGCCAGATTATTGATAATATCAAAGCACGAACGGAACAGGGAGGAGGTCCTATGAATGGCTAGTCCATCAACTTTTTTCGCAGCTATCAAGAATGGTGCACAACAGGCTTGGAGCCGGGGTGTCCTGCCATCAGTGACAGCGGCACAGGCTGCCATTGAATCGGCTTGGGGCACATCACAGCTGGCGCTACCACCTAACAACAACTTGTTTGGTATCAAGGGTGCTTACAACGGTCAATCAGTTTGGTTTCCAACACAAGAGTGGTCTGCGGCAGCTGGCTACTATACGATTAATGACGCGTTTCGGAAGTACCCCGACTGGGGCACTAGCGTGTATGATCATTCCAGTTTCTTCATCGATAACTCACGGTACCACAATCTTTTAGGCGTTAAGGATTACCTGACGTTTGCCCGTTTGGTGCAGCAGGACGGCTACGCCACAGCACCTAATTATGCCGATACTATCATTGCGACCATCGAAGCGAACGGCTTGGCAGCGTGGGATCAAGAAGCATTTAACGGTGTCACTGGTGTGGTTGAGTCATGGCCACACAAGGCGATTGACGAGTCAGTCGCTCAGGTTGTCTATCAACCAGGCTATGGCGTCAACACCTATTATGACAATGGTCAGTGGACTGGACGCCGTCTCGCACACGGCACACGTTGGATCGTAAAGGGTCGCCGAGTGATTAAGGGCCAGACAATGTTGTTGGTTGGCAAAATAAATGGTGGCAACGAGTATCTACCTATCAAATACACCAACATTAATGACGCTGTGCTCACCGTTAATTACACCGAGGGTTGGGGTGTCAATGTTTATGATGGCAACGGCAAGTACTGGGGTCGGCGCCTGAAAACAGGGACACAATGGCGTAACAACGGTACCAAGACTATCAATGGCAAGGTAATGTATCTGGTCGGCAACAACACATATCTGCCCAAGCAGTACACACAATTTGGCGCTGGAAAGCCATAG